CTAAATCATAACTAAACTCAGATATTTCACTATCCTGATCTATGTTCCAATTCATTTCAATCTCATTATCTACAACAACAGTATAAGTGTTGGTAGTTAAATCTATCATATCACCACATTCTCTATCTGTGATAATACCATCAGCATATCCACTAAATAACTCTTCTACTAATTTACTTACATTCATCATAACCTTTATATTTAATTAATTACTTATTTACCCGTAAATATACGAAAGACTACCTGGGTAGCCAAATGATTATTAATATTTTTTAGTAATTTCTTGCTCACCATCATATAATATTGTTATACCATCTGATTCAATAATGTATTTATTCATTCCATGATATGTTATTAATGTAGCATCACATTGAACACGGTCACCATTAGTATCTAAACCTTCCATTTGAAACTTATCACCTGCTTTTAAATCTTGAATTGTCATAACCTTTATTTTTATTTATTAATATACCGTAAATATACGAAGGCTGCCTGTGGCAGCCAAATATTTTCGCATAAATTTTTTTATTATCCGTCACAAGAAACACAATCAGCCATTCGAGATCCTAAATCTCCCTTAATAACAGAATCTGTTCTTAAATAATATAAAGTTTTAACTCCTAATTTCCAAGCCTCTATATGAACCTGATTGATCCATTTAGGTGAATCACCGGGATCAAAAGATAAATTAAGTGATTGAGTTTGATCTAAATAACGTTGTCTAATAGCAGCTTGTCTTACTAATTCTAATTGATTTATTTCAGAAAAAGTTAAAAATAATTCTTTATCTGCAGGAGATAAGACGTTATCTGGGAGGTTTTGAGCAGATCCTCCATCAGCTAACATTTGATCCCAATATTTATTTTTATCTTCTCCCTTTTCAACTAAAATATCTTGTAATACTTTATTTTTACGAATAAAGGTTCCCTTAGCGCCATTAAATGTGTAGATATTAGCGGGTAACGGCTCAATACCTGCGGAGATACCACCAGTAATTACACTATTCGACACAGTAGGAGCAATAGCGAGCAAATGCGTATTTCTCATTCCAGTACCTTTACACCATACAGGTTCTCCATATTCAACTGCTAAGTCTCTTGATGCTTTTTCAGCTTTACTTCTAATATCTGAAAAGATATTGTGAGTATAAGCAGTTGAAGAAATTGAATTAAAAGGCATTCCTTTTTGTTGTAAAAATGTATGCCAACCCATTACACCTAATCCTAAAGCTCTACCTTTAGAAGCATGTTTATGAGTTCTTTTTAAACTTTCTCTACCAGCTGATTTGTCAATGAATTCTTGCATTACCCCATCTAAAAACCAAGTAGCTAATTCTACAGCATCTGTATCTTTCCACTCATCATATTTAGCTAAATTTAAAGAAGATAAACAACAAATAAAAGAATGTTCTTCATCTGTAAATAAAGTAATTTCTGTACAAATGTTAGTCATGCTTACATCTAAGTTATTCATCATGTAAGCAATAGGATTGTTTTTGTTAATATTATCCTTATACATTATATAAGGTTCTCCTGTTTCCATCCTTGCTTTTAAAATTTTAGCCCAAGTATTCATTGTATCTTGATCTCTTGATTCTAACCTTCTCATAAAAGTATCATCAACAACTACACATTGATGTAAATTTAAACATTGTCTATTAGGATCACCTTTAGGTCTACGAATTTCTAAAAATTCATCTATATCTGGGTGGTTGACATCCAAATTAACTGAAGCAGCACCTCTTCTTACATTACCTTGATTAGTAGCAATAATAGAAGAATCATAAATTTTACACCAAGGTACTACACCTTCAGATTTACCATTTCCTGTAATTAATGTGCCTCTAGGTCTAATTCTAGACACTGAAATCCCAACTCCTCCTCCTTGAGAAGTTAGTTTCATTAATTCAGCATTTGTTAATCCAATTCCTCTAACAGAATCAGGTGTATCAATTCCAAAACATGAAATTGGTAATCCTCTATCAGTACCCATATTTGAGATAACTGGGGAAGCTAAACCTAACCACCCATTCCAAATAAGTTTAAAAAATTTATTTTCAAGTTCGGGTTTATTTAATCTTTTAGCAGCAGCTTGAGCTACACGTCTATAAGCTTTTTTAGGTGTTTCCCCAGGTAATAAATAACCCTTAGATAAGGTCGCAATTGAAATCTCATCCATGAAAGAAGGATAGTCTTTACCCTTCTCCCAATTTTCGGTGTTTGATATTAGATTACTATCCATTTTTTTACTCAGTAAATGTTTTAGTTGTGAAAGTTACGGTTGAATTTATACCTTTACCACCTGTAAAAGCAGCATCAAATACCCAGTTACAACCTGTATAATGTGTTTTTTCTGTTGGGTTTGAATTGTTACAAATATCATCACAAGTAACATGAGCTGCTCCATTCCAATAACCATACGTCATTTGAAAAGTTCCTTCACTTGGATCGGGTTGAGTAATTGTTGTTGGAGGTTTTGGATGAACAGTAAATACAGTACCACTTGGATCATGTGTATTAGATTGTAGTAAATAACTTCCACCTGCTTTGACTGTAGTAGTTTGGTCTTTTTTATCTACACACCAAGAACAATTAACAGTAAAATCAGCATCAGTATTATTTATAACTTTCATTGTTATAGTAACCGGATCTGATTCTACTTTTTCTTGTTTTTTAGTAGTATTATTACATCCAAATAAGAATAAAGATAATAGTATAAATAAGTAATTTTTCATGTTTGTTTTTTATTAAAATAAAGAGTTTGCATCCCAATTTTGGGCACCTTTTGAATAATTAGTAACACGATTCGCAAAAAAATCAGTGTGTTGTTTTCCGGCTGATAAAGAATCAAACCATTTCATTCTTTCTATTGAGGCATTGTCAATATCATTAACAATAGGTTTATAACCTAAATCACCCATTTTAGTATTAGTTCTATGTTTAATAAAAGATACTAAATCATATTGTGAGCATCCTTTTAAATCACCCATTTCATATACTTTATCAATAAAATCTAATTCTAATTTTAAAGATAATCTAGCTGCTTCCTCAATATCTTCTTTTAATTTTGGTGTATTTAATTCTGGATGTTCTTCTAGTAAAGTTCTAAATAACCAACACCCAGCATTTGAATGTAATGATTCATCTCTAATACTCCATTCTACTATTTGACCTACACCTTTAAGTTTATTATCTAATTTAAATGATAATAAAACAGCAAATGATGAAAATAAATTTACTCCCTCTGTAAAAGCCGAAAATATAGCTAATGATTTAGCTCTTTCATGCCAATCAGCTTCCCCATTATGAGAATCTCTAACTTCGGTTAATGCTGATATTTTAGCCATTGTAGCTTCATCTTCTAAAAATTCACTAAAATTGTCTAATCCTAATTCCTCATTTAATAAAGAATAAGCTTCAGCATGAATTGTTTCAAACGCTCCAAAAGTAACAGCCATTTTAATTATTTCAGGTTTTCTAAACCATTTAGTAACTAAACTTGACCAATAGTCATTTACTACAGTTTCAGTTTGGGCAAATCCTTTTAAAATAGTACCAATAATGTTTTTTTCTGATTTAGTAAGATTTTGTTTCCAATCATTTACATCAGACATCATAGGTACTTCAGTATGTAGCCAGTGAGCTTGATGTTGTTGTAACCAGTAATCTGATGCTTCTTGGTATTCAAAAGGTTTGTAAACTATTCTCTCTTTAGTAATGTCTCTCATAGATTGTTAATTAACTTTTTAATAACGGGTTTATAAATATGGTATATATTATTCATTAATGGAAGAATATTTGAACAATTCACTTAATTGATTTTTATCTTGATTAGTTGGTTCATTAGCAAACACCTGTTTGGGGGTTGTTATACTTTCATCAATCTCTCTAGGATTTTCATCCATTTCTATATGCCCTGTTGATACATCAACAGTTGCATGATAAGTCATTCCATCCATACCATATCTATTTTTCATTAAGAAAAATCTACCAGTACCATTAATTTTATCTTGTGGTAATCTTGATAAAGACATACAAAAATCAGTAATCATAATTTTATTATATGACCCTGCTGCTTTATCTCCTTCAATTACATCATCTCTAGCCCCCGCTCGATTAACCTGTGATACAGACCAAACTGGGATATTTAAAGTTCGTGCTAGTGCTTTTGTAGAAACATAAGTGTTATCTAACTTTTCTTTTTCATCTTTAACATTTGTATTACTTTTTAATAAATCAACATAATCAATAATAACTAAATCTGGAGAGTATCCTAGATCTGTCATTTTTTGTATGTGACCTTCTATAGTAGATATAGAAGCATTACCTGGAGCATACTCTTTTATAGTTAAAGTACCTTTTAAATTATCAATATATTGTTTTACTTTATCTTGTTTTAAATGAACCGTATTTACAGGCTCATTTACAAAATAAGCATCATATCTTTTACCAACATACCCTTCAGATAATTCTAAAGTATAATGTACTACATTTAGTCCTAATTTTACAGCATGAGCTCCTAAAGCAACCATTGTCCATGATTTACCCCCACCAGGTGATCCAAATATTAAACCAAAATCACCTCCACCTAAACCACCCATTAATTTATCATTAATTATAGTCCAAGGGGTAGGAATTACTTGTCTATCTTCTTCTTTATAACGTGCTTCTACTTCTTTTACATATTCATGCCCTATATTTTTATCTTGACCTGCTTTTAAAGCATTGTCAATTGTAAATCGAATATCATCGAACATTCCATCTTGTAGTAAATCTACTGATTTTAATAGGGCGGATTTAAGTGATTGGTTTTTACAAAAATTAGAAAATTCTTGTTCAACATACTCTTGATCTTCATTAATTAATTTATAAATTTCTTTTAATTGATCAACAATAGCTGTTTTTAATACATCATTATCAATTTTTTTTACTTCAATTTTAAGAAAATCTATTGTTGGTGTAGAATGATATTCATCAAAATATTGTAGTGCCTCTTTTACTATCCATTGGTGAGCTTGATTTTCAAAAAATGAAGGTAAAATTACATCTCTTATATTAAGTGTAAATTTTTTATTTTTAAGTAAAGAATTTAGGACCTTAACTTGAAAATGAGGCCCATATTGTGATAAACTCTTTAATGTCATAACTTATTTAATATTATATTTTTGAAGATACGAAAATACTTCCGATAACCAAAATTCTGTGTTAGGTATTCCTCTTCCTAGTAAATCTTTTTCATACATCCCTAAAAATTTAGCTTTATTAAAATTGTTAGGAGAAGTAGTTATTAATTCATCTAATTCCTGTTCATCTTTATCTAAAAGATGGATATCTTCTAAAGACATTAATTCATAATTAATTTCTAGTTGGTTTTTGAATAAATGAACATTACCATAAATGCCATGTTCTTCAACTTTTTCAGTAGCTTTACTATAAGCTTCCTTTAAAGTAAATTTTTCACTACCCCCTAATTCAGGAAAATATTTAAATAACTTTTTAGGGCCTAAACCTTTAACTCCAGGTAAATTATCAGATTTATCCCCCATTAAACACTTCATTGTAATAAAATTTTTAGGATATAAACCATATTGATCAAAAATATCTTGTGGTCTATAAAATTTCTTTTTTATTGGAGAATATACTGTAATTCTTTTATTTACTAATTGTAAGAAATCTTGATCAGCAGAATAAATAATAACATCATCTTTTAATTTTTGGGATAGATATGCTATAGTATCATCAGCTTCTATTTTATCTATGATAGAAATATTTACTGGTAATGTTTTTAGATAATCTAATAATCTCATCATTTGAGTTGAAACAGAATCTGATTCTTCCTCTAATGTTGAAAAAACATTAAAATTAGTTATTCTTTTTATTTGACGATTAGCTTTATATTCTGAGTATGTGTTTCTTCTATTTGTAATATTGCCCTGACCATCAAATACTAATATTACTCTAGTAGGTTGAATTAATTTTATAGCATATCCTAAAGATTTCATAAAACCAACTAATCCCCCAATATGATTACCTTGGGGGTTAATTGCAGGGATAATTGCAAATGATCTTAAAAAAGTATTCATTGAATCAATTAGGAGCACCCTACTGTTTAAATGTAGGGGCTCCAGATCTGATCCCTCGTGCAAGTTATCGAGTATATCTTGATGTGCTTTAATCATCTGTTGGAGTTGGGTTTGCAAAATCTTCAGCTTCAGATCCTTCCGTAGTTACTTCAAACGGACCATCTCCTAAAATCTTACACCATTCATGTTGATGTGCTTTTTTATATTTTTCAACATCACTTTTCTTTTCTGAAATAAACCCATGCGGAGTAGCTAAAATTTTACCAGTTGTAGTAATACCATTAATATGGTTTTTTTCAATTGCAACTTTAACTTTTTTAGCCCACTCTACTTTTTTACCATCTTTAACAGCATTAATTTTTAATGAACCTGAATTAGATATATTTCCAAAGGTAACAATTAAAGTAGAATCAAAGAACATTGTATTACCACCTTTATTTTTCATAATAGGGGGTGACATAGGTCCTATAGGTTTTTCAACCCAAATTTTATTAACAGCTACAAAAGAGTTTGTATAAGGATATGATTCTTTTCTAGATAATAATATTTCTTGATTAATAAAATTACCAAATTGAGTAGACATTGCGCCAGCATTCCATTCATTATTGTTTTTTGCCTTTTCTACTGACATTTGACACGGCACAGATCCAATTGAATCCCATAAAAATACCATATCCATCGGTAAATTACCTTTCTTCTGTTCATTCATTAGATCTGCCATGAATCCCGCAACAGCTTCTACAGTGGGTAACTGCCCTCTATCTGCAAATATAAAATTACCATCAATGCCTGAAATTTTACCTTCATCATCTTTTTCTACATTTACTTCCAGTCCCATCATTTGAGCATGTTCCCAAGACCATTTCATCTCGGTAACAATAAAAACAGGTAAAATACCCATTTTTTGAGCATTAACTGCTACTTCTAGTAATGCGGTAGTTTTACCTGTATCGGAATGGCCACGTAATAAAGTAATATGACCATGTGGAATACCTGGTAGTGAAACCATGTCTTGCCAAGCTGGTGACAAGGGAATCCATTCTTGTTCTTTAAAGGTATTGTTCGTAGAACCTAAACCTTTAGCTGCTTTAAATTTATCAAGGGAGAATGTCCCCTTAATAGACTTGGAGATATCGCCCCCAAGACTAGCTTTTTTTCTACCCATATTTATTAATCTTTAAATAAATCGTCGAATTCGCTTTCGTTAAACGATTCTTTTGATTTAACATTTAATGTATAACCTTCTTCTTTTTTCGGAGTGATACTTGGAACACTCGGATTTTCAACACTATCTTCTGGGTTTAACCAGTCTTGAAGCGCAGCTTTCATTTCATCATAAGTAAATTTCTTATAATATTTGAATAATTCAGGTTGTTCTTTAATCCATTTTTCAACAGAGGCATTATCATCTGATAATGGTGTTTGTTTTGGTTTAACACGGATTGAAGTTTGTGGATAAGGATTACCTTGGACTACTTCTACTGTCATATCTAAACCAGACATCACATCAGTAAAATCACCGTAATCTTCGTCTGCAGCATAACTTAATAATTCTTGATATACTTGCTTTCCAAATTCCCAAAATCTAACACCTCTGTTTTCTTCACCACGAACTATAACTGGTGCGAATACCCTCATTTTTGGTTCTAACTTTTTAGCTAGTCTCCAATTTTCAGGTTCAGATGTTTTACGTAATTCTTTTGAAAATTCAACAATTGGATCTTTATCACCAAAATTAATAGGTGAGATCATTGTTCTATTACCTATTCCATAGTGAAAAAACACTTCTTGAAATGGGTTGTCTTTGTTTTCCACATAAGGCACAAATCTAATTTGTGATTTACCTTGTGGTGCCTTCCAAAAATATTGACTTCTGTCAAACTTTTGTTGGGATTGTTGCCCTTGCGGGGCTTGAAGTTTTTCTAACTTGCTTGAGATTAAATTTAAATCCATAACTATTTATTTGTTTTAATGTAACTGTTAGTAATATAATAAAAAAAAAAGTGGTAACCAAATATTTTTGGCTAAAAAGTAAGAATATTGTGTACTTTTGTATCTAGCTTTTTTAATTCACCTCCAGTAGTTAACAAAATACAATTTCTGTAATCTTGCCAATCTACTTTAAAGCTAGTATCTAAAACACCTTCATTTAATGATTTAATTAAGTCATTAAGGGCATTTATTGTATATAACGTATTTGAATCTTTCTTTCTATGTAATAGAATAGTATTATCTAATATAGTATTAGACATATTAAAGGAATCCACATTATAAGTACAAACATACTCATTTGTTGATTCAACAAAAAGAACAAATATTTTATTAAATAATATTTGATACTGATCTTTTATTGTATCTAAAGTGGAATCTAATTCTTCCTTTGTTGTAAAAGTGCAAAAAAGTTTATTTGCCAAATCGTCTAAATTAATTTCTATATCTACCATAAATATTAAATATTTTTTAAGGAATCGTAATTGGGGCCATAACTGGCTTTTATAACATAACCCTCAGATTCCAATAATTGTTTTATTTTTTGAAGGGTTTCTTTACCATCACTGATAGAATAATCTATGAGAAACGAATCGTATGTGTATAATATAACTTTACTTTGTCGATTCTCCAAATATTCTATAACTTTTTTTACAGAAATTACATTGTTGTATGTTTCCGCCGATTGAATAATGTAATTAAGTATTTTATTAGGTGTTGGATTTTGTATTTGTTCTTTAGTTAATATCTTACCTCCTATTAACTTAAGTTTATTTTCGGTATTAAATTTTTCCCATAATTTATCTACATATCCATTCATTAGTTTAAAAAATGGAATATCTTTGTACTGATCAAACACACCTCCATATAACTGTTTAAATGTTAATTCTTTAGAGCGTTTATATTCTTCATCAGTCAATGTTTTTTTATCAAAATACATTTTTCCTAATTGAGTATGCACAGATTCATTATCTAATGGATAATTTATTAATTTAGCTAAAATTCTTACATGATATGAATCATAATCAAACTCAAAAAATAAATCATTTTTAGGAATAAAAGCAACCCTTGAACCATCATTCTTATTTAAAGCAGCAAAGTTAACGCCATTAAATGAGTTTGTTGGGCGAGTGGTGAGGTTGTATAGGTTATATTTAGTATACACGGTTTCACCGTTTAAAAACCATGATTTTTCGTTATAACTAAAATGTTTATGGAAATAATCAGGATGTATTCTTATTCCTTGTTCTTCGATTGCCTTGAAGACTTTCGGGAAAATATCATTATAAAAATCTTTTGGATCTTTATTAAGAAATTGTCTAATTTCCTCAAAAGTTTTTTCTTCTGTTTCATAATGCTTCGATATGGGAATAAGAGAGTTAACAAACTCCAAATTAGGGAATTTATTATACATCCTATCAGCAAACTTACTCCTATAAACCACAGAATGGTTTCCATCAGTTATATCAATTAATTTATCACTATTAAAATAATACAAAACTTCTTTCTTATTTAGAGTATAAATTTTCTTAAACTTAGAATCTATCCACTGCATTACTTCTTCAAAAGATAACTTAAAAGCTTCACTATGATTAATAGGAAACATATATCCCTTACCGTTTAGTGTTTTAAAATAAACTAAACATGGGGAAGATAGGATAGAATGATATTCATCATTCATAGGGATTATCCTAATATAACATTCATTACCGGAACAATATAGCCTTTTTAGCTGTTGTTCTGTTTCAACAATATAATACATAACCTTTTATTCATAACTTATTTAATAACCTCCGC